GCGTCATCCGCATCTCGCTTCGTGCGGTGACATGCAAAAAAGAAATTTTCCTTGACCCCAGCGGCCCAGCAAAAAGGCTCGTTCTCGGGAACGCTGACAGGTGCGACCATCTCGGCCCACTGCTTGTCGATCTGATCGGCCATCGCAGTGAGCATCCGGCACTCCATCCGGTTCACCTGCTGCATGAATTTATCCCACGCTTGGCGGGCTTCTTCGGCTACTTTCGGATCAAGCATTGTGTTTCTCTCAATTTGCTACCCAATTTTCCTCGTTGCTACCTATTTCCGACGCCGGAAAAGGGCTGTGAATCGGAGTCGAACCGACAACCTCCGGATTTATCATTCCCGGCGCTCTACCAAATGAGCTTCCACAGCCATGCACGCTAACACCGTCCATGTTCTGGTGCAGCGGCGGCGGGGAACGTCGGTTGCCACACGTTTCGCTCCCCGCCGCAGCGCCGCAGTTCTGTTACCGATACCGCACGACGGCGAACCACCGGCCGTCGCGGCCGCGTGCCACGGCCTTCTCCATCACCGCATACCGTCCCCAGTAGCAGCAGTTCGACAGCGCCGCCTCTGGCGTGCTCCCGCAGCCGATACCCTCACGGCAGCCTGCACGGCCGCTGTGCCGCATCCGGCCCGTGGAGGCCATCGTGTCGGCGTCAGCCTGGGCGCCGGTCACGATGGCTCCCGGCGAATTGCGAACCACGATTCGCTCCGCGTGAGCCGGAGCAGCGACGAGAGCCAGGGCGATCAGAGCCAAGAAAAAACCACGCATGAAAACACCTCCGTGTTGAGTGAATCGATCCTTCCCCCGGAGCATAACGCAGTGCGCCGTGGAAAAATCCGTAAGGGTTACCTATTTTCCGTTCACGCGCACATCCTCGGCGATCTGGCCGAGCACACGGCGCCGCGCCGCCTCAAGCCGCTCCTTGTCCTCCTTGCCCCATTCCTGCACCGGAGGCCGATCGTCCGGCCGCTGCATTCGCACCGTGGACGGCCCCGGAGCGTGCCGCTCATCGAAGCCGCCGGCAAGCACCACATCGACAAATTGATCCTTCCCCGGCTTCGGCGTGTGGACGAATTGCAGGAGCGTCACCGGGGTGGTGAAGTACTTGCACCCCTTGAGGCTCTGGATGGCCTGCAAGGCCCGCGGGAGCCACGATGGATCCTCCAGCCGATCCGCCAGCCGATCAGGCGGCTGAGGCTGTTTCCACGGCTTCCCCGGCCCGGCGTTCCAGGCGGCCCGGAGGGTTTCCCACCCCCCCCCTGCGCAAGCATCTCCCGGTGATGATGAAGAGGATGAATTTCTCTCTTCTCTCTCTCTTCTCTCTGGTGCGCGTGAGCGCACGGGGGTGTGCGCTTCAGCGCACGGGGGCGTGCGCTCTTGCGCACGGGGTCGTGCGCTTGAGCGCACGGAGTCTTGCGACTCCCTTGAGCTGGCGGCCCGAACGGCGTGCATCGCCCTGTTTTTCGCGGCCTGCGAGAACCGACGCTCCCATCCGGGGATCGCCACAGTTCCCGCATCCGAGTCCACAGAGAGCCAGCCGACCGAAACCACCTCGCCCCAGAATAGCTCATCACCCCCGCACAGCTTCCCGAGCAACCGGAGGCTCACCCTGGCGGTGCCATCCTCACAATTGAGGGCGGCCCAGCCCCAGAGCATCGTGAGCCTGCCGATCACGGTTGCCGGCTCGAGGCCGGTGCTGTCCACCAGCTGGAGTAGCTCCGGCTTGGTGGGCAGGCAGACGTCATACGGAATCCATTCCCCAGCCACGGTTAATCCTCCCCTCTCTCTTTGATCCATTCGGACAAAAACTGCTGCCACGGGATCGCCCGTCCGCCACTGCTCCACGCGATCAAGGCCTGCTCTGTCGTGCGATCGCGGTTGAGCTCCTGCTCTCGCATCCGCTCGGCCAGCTCCGCCGCCTGGCGGAGGCGGAGCCACTCAGGCAGGCGCTCAGCCATTGCTTGCCTCGCTCATGCCTTCGATAGAACGTCGCCCACGAGCACGGTTGGTAATCGCAGGCTCCACGATCGTTTCAGTGCCACCGTCGGCGTGAGGGATGATGTGGCTGTCGTCAAAGCCAGCCTGTGCGATGTAACGCCGCTCTCGCTTTGGGATCACGAAGGCAGGCCCTCCAGCATCTTTCACTCGCTCCAGCCAGCGAAGTGACATCTGATCCATCCGCACCACCACCGGCTGGCCGTCAATCACAACCTCAAACCGCGCCGCCCAAGTTTTCCTCAGCGTGTTTGAAGCGACAAACCATTCCACAAGCGAAATGAAAAAGTCAGAAGCAAGGCCGTTGTTCTTGCTGTAGAAGTGAGCCGAGTAGAGCGCCCTAACTGCCGTCAAATCCCACCGCTTGGCCGGATGCGATTCAGTTTTCATCCGAAGGATGGCATTCACCCTTTCGATAGTTTGGATAAATGCGTCGGCCTTGCTCCTCCAATCGGAGAGATTCTGATCAAGCCAGATGCGAACCCTCCTCTCAATCTGATCGTTCAGGCTGAGCTCAGACTTGGCGTAAAGCTGAATTTCTTTGTGCCGGCTGGCGTACTGATAAAACAGCCCAAGGCTATTCCGGTGAAGCTGGCCGGCTTTCTTTCTGCCGTGATCGCTGGAGCGGCTAATGCCTGCCATTCCAACAGACAGATCGTCCAGCTTCATGCGAATGAATTCATACATTTCCTTACCGGCCGTGTCGCGCTCAAGATCGCCGCGATATTTTTCGTACGGAACAAGTCCGATTCCGTCGTTCAGGTGCTGAAAGTCGAGCCTTGCTTCGTCGTGCGACTCATACTCCATTGACTGATGAGATACGTTCGCATTTTGGAGGATCCCGACGTCTTCCTTCGTCAAGCCATACAAAGAAGGATTCTCAATGGCCCTCATTAGAGTTGTGATCCTCTGCCTTCCGTCCTGAAGGAATTTGGTTGAGCCGCCTTTTAGCTTGTACGTAGTGATTACTCCAAGCACATGCTCGAGGGAGATAGTTCGGCGCAGAAAATGAACAGCCTTTTTGGGGCTCCATACGTATTCACGCTGATAGTCCGGATCAATCAGATCGCGAACCCGATAATCTTGAACAATGTCTTTTGCAAGTCTGGTGCTCGCGCCGATGCTCATGTTCCTGAAAGCCTTTCTGTTGCGATATCCGCGAACCGTTCGCTCTTCTCGATGCCGACATACTTTCGGCCGTTTCGGACAGAGGCCACGCCACTCGTGCCGCTGCCGTTAAACGGATCAACCACAAGATCCCCAGGCATCGAAGCGCAGAGCACGATCGGTTCCACCAGCGCCAGCGGAAGCTGCGTCGGAAAGTCTGGAATCCGCTCTGCGCATGTGCCGGTGAGTCGTGGAATCTGCCAGACGTCATCCCAGATCTTTCCGCCGACAGAAGCTCGAGCATCGCCGTACTTCGTCTGCCTGTCGCTTGGCCGCGTCACGGCCTCCGAGTTGAATACGAACGCCTTTGGATCCTTGACGGCATAAAATATGTGCCTGCTGGTGCGGTTGAACTTGTTGGAGCAGTTGACTCCAAACGTCTCGTACCACTTGATCCACGAACGAACCGTCAACCCACGGCGCTTGAGGATCAAGGCATATTCCGCCGCGTACTCATCGCCGATCATCACCCAGAGCGATCCATCATCGGTGAGGCAGTCGCAGCAGAGTCCGATCCAGTCATCTACCCACCGGAGATACTTGTCGTTAGGCAGGCTGTCGGCGTCCGAACCTGTGCCGTAATCGATTCCAATGTTGTAGGGAGGATCGGTGAATATTAGCCGCGCCGGGCCGTGCTCGTCTCGCACCGATGCCAGCCCGTCGAGCACATCCACGTTGAGCACAGACCACGTTGGCCGATCTTTTTCGTGGCAAACCTCGGCGGCCTTCTGCGCCGCCTGGGCGGCCAGCTGCTCGCGGCGTTTGCGGCTGCGGATTTCCTTTAGGGCGGCGGCTGAACTTATGGCTCCCGATACAACCTTTGCCTCAAGATCTGGATGCTTGGCGATCTGCTCCGCCCGTCCCATCGTGGCCGGCGATACCCGCGCCTCGGCGGCGCGGGCCTCGCGGGCCGGATGCTTTCCGCCTTTTGGTCGCGGCTCATTGTGATCCGCGACCAAAGTCTCACCCAAACGAGGCTTGCTCTTGGCGTGCTGCACCTTCGCTGCCGCCGCCCGCTTGGCGTTGCCTGCGGCCTTGATTGCGCCGTGCTTCTTGGCCCACTTGGCCGAGCCTTCTTCGCACCGCTTGAAGGCCAATGCGCGAACGATCCCTTCCATGTCGCGGCGAGCACCATTCAGCGACCACGCAAAGGCCCACGGATCACCGTCGAAGTCGCGAGTCTGTGGATCAATCCCAAGCTCAAGGCACGCGCGATATCTGTTTCTGCCGTCAAGAATCATCCCGTCGCACACGGTGACAGGCTCGCGTTGTCCGCTCACCAGAATGTCGGCCTTTAGTTCCGAAAACCGCGCATCATCCATTATTGGAAAAGCATTGGCTGCCGGATGGCTCTTCAGTTCTTCCGCTACTGCTGGCATAAAAGCCTCCTTGCGTGTCATACCCCCACCCTCCGATAAAGCGCCTCGCGTCCCCCACCCGCATTCCGCGTCTCCCCGTCTCGCACCACCAGCCCGGCCCTCCGGAGCTCCGGCAGTCGCTTCGACACCGCGGCCACCGTAAGCCCCGTCCGCACCGCCAGCATCGATTGCCCGGCCGGCCCGGCCGCCAGGGCGTCAAGGATGAGCTGCCGATCTCCCAGCGGTGCTCGAGCTGCCGCCGCGTGTGACGTCGGCGGATCGCTCCGCCTGGCGATCGGTGCGTCGAGGCACAGGAAGCGTTGGCCGTCGTCGATCCGTCTGGTCATCTCACCCCTCCATGTGTATCGGCCGCGTCTCGTGCGGCATCCGGCTGGTTCGTGCCTGTGTCTACTCAAGCTCCCAGCTGCCGGTGTTGTGAGGAACGATGAAACCCCATGCACCTCCGGCTGGCATCCACATTCCGCCGCCTCGGCGGTGCCCAGTGGGGGGCGCTTACCTTGGCACAGTCAACGTGTGCCGCATGATCTGTCTGACTCCGTGGCCTAGATATTCATCCTCAAGGGTGTATTCGTAGGTGCAGCCTCCGGCCGGATAGGAGAGCGACGTCTGCTCAATGTGCAGCAGCCTCCATTGCCCATCCAAAATCCCGCCAAGAAATAACACCCATCGCATCATCGGTAGGCACCTCAAAATGGAATGTCATCGTCGGGAGGCAGGCCCGCCGCGGCCGTGGCCGCCTTGGCCTTTTGGTGCGGAGTGCGTGCGGCCGGCTTGCGTGCCGGTGCCGGCTCCGGCTCTGGAGCGTCCGATGGCTCCGGTGCATACCACTCGGCCACCTGAGCACGATCGCCGCTCTTGCCCGGATACACCGTGGTCTCAACGTCCGCATGGCATCCCACCAGCGATGATGCCCAGGCATCGGGGCCGCTGTCAGCCTTCGTGCCGGTGGCCTCACAGACGCGATCCACCATCCATTTCCAATGCCGCGGGACGTCGCAGAAAAAGACAAACTTGCGGCCGGCCACGCGAGTCTCGAGCGTGATGGAAACGCGCCAGCCTTCGGGATTCTTTTCCTTCCAGTCCGGCTTATCGGGCACGTATTTCATCTGGTCATATTTCGCACCCGTGATCTGCACGGAGTGCCGGCCGGGCGGGAGCACGCCGTAGGCCTTCGGCTCCTCCTTGATCTGCTCCTCTGTCCATCCCCAATCGTCATATGACATTCGTCACCTCTTTTTTGTTTTTTGGAACCGCATCCAGCCACGCCCGGAGCGCCTCCAAGTATTCGTTGGCATCGCTCACCACCTGCTCGGCCTGTTTGATCTGCCTCGCCTGCTCTTCGATAATCGCTCGCTGCCTCTCCACCTGCTCAAGCAGCTCGGCCACGTTTACTGTTTGTTGCTCGTCTTGTTCTCCCCACCAACTGAGCCAGGGCGGCATGTTTGTATCTCCGGAGTGTGTTGGTTCCCGACTGGCACGATGCGATCGGTCTCTTTGCTGGCCATCTCTTCGATCATTTGCAGAGCCCTAGCTGGTGCCACCTCGCCCCGCTCGGCCGACAGGCCGATCTGCACGATCTCTCTGAGCTTCAACAGAGCCACGGCCTTGGCCGCGGCCCACGGGGTTTGGTGGTGCCAGCTCATATGCTCTCCGTTTCCAGCGGCGCCGAGGCCGCGATTACCTTCATGTCCGTGATCGTGTCGAGCAGCTCCACGTGGATCGGCTGGTTGTCATCTGCCATCGATGCCAAGGTGGCGTAGAGCCTTCGCACCATGTGATTAAGGCCACCGCCGAATCGAATCATCTGATCGCTCGTGATCGTCGGAAGCTCTGGCCACGGATGCCGAACGGCCCGGATTGGCCGCTTTGGATTCCATAGTTGCGTGAGCATCCGGCACTCCTCGAGCTCATGCTGCTGGTGTGCGAACGTGCTCGGCGGCCCGTCCTTTGGCAGCAGGCTCTCAAATCGTTCACCCATTGGCACACCTCCACACGGTGGGAGGCGTGTTGACGCCCGCGATGTGCCGGCATCCGCAATACGTGATCAGCCCGGCCCGCTGCATCTTCCTTCGGTGGTAATTGGCCACGTGGGGCGATAGCCCGGTGATGGCAGCCAGTTCGCAATCCGTGAGGCCCTCCGGGTTAGCCTGGAGGGCGGCGAGGATTGCTGGGGCGTGGGCGCTGACAAGAGCTGTGCTCATGCGATCACCTCCGTCCTATCCAGCCGGCGCCGGAGCGTCTGGATCTGATCGTCGCGATCGGCCACGGCCCGGCGGAGCATCGCTTCGGTTTTCTCGCGCCACTGGCACTCGGCCCGCAGCTGTTTCATCTCCCACGCCTGATCCGCGTGCCTGGGGAAGAGCCATTTGAGGAGTCGGGCAGTCATGCTTCCACCTCGCTCGGCTGGAGAGCCTCATCGCGGGCAGAAATCATCTCGTCAAGCTGATGCCGCTGCTCTGGCGAGAGCTTGCCTGCCGACTCCGCTTGGTCGGCATCATCGGAGATTTTGCCGAGCTCATCCACCGTCGAGGCCGCGGCCACCCGCTCCCTCCATCCGAGTCGCTTGGCCGGTGGCGCGAAGATCGGCGCGAGAGCCGAGATCTCCATCGGCAGCTCTTCCGCCAGGCCGTAGCGATTCTTAGCGTCCCAAGCGGCGGAGCGTTCCGTCCGCATGATTCTCTTTTTGCCGCCGGTCGCTTTGATCCGGCCGTCAGATCCCTCGGTGGTTCGCGTCTGGTAGGTGCAGAACAAGAGGAGATCGCACCATTCTTTGATCAGAGGTGCCACCTGCTTCGTAAGCTTGAGCTCGTACCGATCGTAGCCGTCGGCCATATCCGGAGGGCTTGTCTTCTGCACCTTGGAATGTGCTACGAAAACGACGTTGAAACCGCTCCCCACCAGAGCATCGCATTGAGAAAGAAGGCGGCCGAATCCCTCGCACAAATGGGTGAAGCCCTTCCCGTATCCAAAATCCTCAATGCTCTTTTTCTTGTGCTCGGCCAACAGATTTTCAACGAGCAATTTCTCCGCCCAGTCGGCGGAGTCGATCACCACCGTTTGAAACTCGCTGTTGCGTCCGCCGCCGATCTCGGCCACCGCGGCCTTGAGCTCGTCCCATGAGGCGATCTGCACCCGAGCCACATCGAGGTGATGCGTACCCTCCTCGGTATCGAGAATCACCGGCCGGGGGAACTCCGCCGCCAGTGTCGATTTCCCCACGCCTTCCGGGCCGTAGATCACCGCTCTCACCGGCGATTGCCTCCGCCCACGCTCAATCTTCAGTCCCATGATCTGATCTCCTGTGCCTACTGGTTTGAAAAAAATCCTGCCCCCCCTCCGTGGAGAGCAGGCGTAACACCCCGTAACAGCCTCCGTGCCACCCCCGGCTCCGCCGGGGGCTCCTGATCACCATTCCAGAATCTGATCGCTTGTGACTTCGCGCACCTGCTGGCCACCGCCGATGCGGTGAGCCGTCACCAGATACCGTCGCTCTTCCTCATCGATCACGGCCCGGATGATGCCGACAAAGATTCGCGTGAGGCCGTCGTTTTCCTCCACGAAATACCGGATCGTTTCGCCCGGCGCGAACTCGGCCACCGGCCGGCCCTTGCGGAGCCGCACGAGCACCGATCGCATCCGCGATTCCTCGGCGACGTCAGCAAGCGGCACCACCATCTCTCCGCCGCAGATGTCGATCGTGAGCCACAGCCCATCGATGCTCCTCACCCGTCCGTTCCATTCCTTGCCAGCGGTGCGGCCGCTGACGTCCTGGCCAACGATCACCGATCGTCCGCCGTAGGTTTCCTGCATCCCGGCCACGGCGGCCGCGTACTCAGCCTGATGTGCGTCCATTCGCTTCCTGCTCCTGTTTTTCTGCTTGAATCCGTACCCATAACTCACGCCTGAAAATCCCTTGATCGCGGTGAGCGGTAATGCCGATCTTCACCCTCGCCTCTAGCAGCTCCATCACCGTGATCTCCACATCGTCGGCCGGGTTTTCGCCCGGCAGAACGATCGATTGCCCCAAACGTCTTTCGAGAATCAGCACCAACGCCTCCGATCAGATTCCGTGTGCAGCGTCTGGCCGGCAGCCACGCGGCGTGCCAGCTCGTTGATTCGTTCCGGTGTTCCGGGCTGGCTCGTCAGCGGCCCCGGCGTCATTGCGGCCCACACCTCATCCCGAACCGCTTCCAGCTCCTCGCAGCAGCGAGTCAGCAGGTCATGCAGGAGCGAGGGATCGCCGGCCGCGGCTCGTGCGGCGTGCTGCTCGCCGAGCAGGCTCCGGCCTCCGGCCGTTTCGGGCCTTGCGTACACGTTGACGCCGGAATGGAGCTGGCCATGAACGGCTCTGACGCGGTGGAGCCAGCGGGCGAGATCGGCGGGGATGCTGCGGGGCAGGCGAGGGGGGCGTCGTTCAACGCTGACCACAGGGCAGCGACGTCGGCGGCTCGCTGCGCAATTGCGGCTGCCGTTTTCCGTGGCCGGCGTCGCTCGGCGATCACCGATCGATCCACCCGCTCCGGCCGTTTTTTCCAGCTCACACGCGGTGTGACGAGCGGTGAGGAGAGGCGAGGCTGGAGCCGGGAGGCGAGATCCTTTTGCTCTGGCGTCCAAGATTCTTGGAGCTCGAGACAGGCGGCCTCGATCTGATCGGGAGTGGGATCGTCTGGCGACGGAGTGCCTGACGCCTCGTAGATGACGGCATCCACCACGCTCACCGAGCAACCCATTGCCCAAGCGATTGTGCCGCGGCTCACCTGCCGCTGTTCCATCAGCATGATCCGTTCGCGATCGATCCGCGGCTCCGGCTCCGGCTCTTCCGGCAGCAGTCGGATCGCCGGCGGCCGGCGAAAGATCGTTCCCATTTTGGCCTCCCTGTGTGGCGAGGCGATCGCTTGCGTCGTGCATCGGATGGCATCCTCGCCTCGTGTGTCCGGTGGATCGTGCCACCGGGCTGCCCCCCCGCTGGGAGGCTGGGGGGAGTTTTTACTGGCTTTGGGAAAACCTGTCAATGGGTATTCCCAAAATTGGTGAAACCGTGGCAAACAGCCGCAGAAAGCGGCTTACGGGGGGCGGCTGCAAATGCTAGCCAACCAAAGAATTCACTGGCACGCCAAGAGCGTCAGCGATTTTGATGGCGGTGTCGAGCCGCGGCCGAGTCTTGCCGGCCAGAACAGACCAGAGAGCATTGGCCGAAACCCCGGATTGCTCCGAAAGTTCCTGTCGGGTGAGGCCCTTCACCTTTGCGAGGCTTTCGATCCGCTCGCCAAGCGGCGAGAGCTGCACGGAGCGTGGCCTGCCGCCCAGATTCTTGGGAGTTGCTTCCGGCTGTTTTTTTCGGCCCGATACCATCGCTCGCTCCCTCCTTGACCAAATGCGTCAAGGCCTTGCCTTCCGGCGGAGATCAACCATACGGTTCTCTCCCGCCGATGAATTGACTACACCCCGCTGGGCTCGAACCAGCAACCTTCGGTTCCGTAGACCGATGCTCTCCCTCTCAGGGGGCAGAGTTTGACGATTCTTCGGCCAAACACCCCCCATTTTTTTTGTTTGCCCCCCTCAAATAGATTCCCCGGCTGGCATGGATGCCTCCCACAAACGGAGCCCCCATGCCAACTGTCCAAACTCTGTCCGGCTATTTGCCTGAATACGGCCTCACGCGGGCCATCGGTGCTGAAACGGCTCGGCAGTACCGGATGAGCGTCGAATCACTTGAGCGGTTCGCCGGCGGCCCGCTCCCGCTGGATCGCCTCGATCCGCTCCAGGTGTCCGAGTGGCTGCGCCATCTGAGCGAGTCCCGAGCACCGGCAACCGTCCGCAGTAAACGGTGCCAGATCGTCGCGCTTTGGAGAGCAGCTGCCGATGACGGCCTCTGCCAGCCTCCCCAGCGGCGGATCAGATCGGCCAAATGCCCGTGGGTGGCTCCCACCGCTCTGGCGTTTGCCGATGTGCAAGGCCTTGTGGCGGCCTGCCACTTTCTCCCACGTGTCCACCCCTGCGGAATCCGGCGATCGGAATGGTGGGAGCTGGCAGTGCGCGTCGGCTGGGACACAGCGCTGCGGTGGAGCGACATGATCCATTTGCGGGTGGATCAGATCGGCCCGGAGGGGGTGGTGGTGGTGACGCAGCAGAAGACCGGCCGCCTGCTGGTGGGGAGGCTCCAGCGGAGCACGCTCGCCCTGGCGGTGGCGTCGGTGAGTCGCAGCCCGCGAGGTGTCCTGCTGCCGTGGGCCGCATCGCACGAGACATTCTCTGCGCAATTCCGCCGGCTCGCCGCGAAGGCTCGTCTGCCGGCTCGGGCCACGTGGAAATGGGTGCGCCGCGGCTCGGCCACCGATGCCGAGCTGCACGAGCGAGGCTCGGCATCGCGGCACCTCGGCCATCGCGAGGGCTCGCGGGTGGCGGCGGAGTCCTACCTCGATCCGCGAATCCTCGGCGCGAGCGGCAGCGGAGCGAGGGAATTGACGATCGGCAATTCTGCGGGTAGGGTTGGCCCATGAAATCAACACGCATCAATCCAGCCGATTACCTCACGATCTCCCACGCCGCGGAGGCCGCGGGCGTGTCTGGATACTGGATGCGTCAGCAGGTGCGGAAGGGGACAATGGCAGGGGTGCAGATCGATGGCGTGTGGTTCGTCCTCCGCTCTGCGGCGGAAGGATTCCAGCGGCACCCAACGGCCGGCCGGCCGCGGGGGAGCGGGGAAAAAGCCTAGATTCTGGGGGATTCGGCGAATCCAAAATAATTTTGGCTCACCCCCTTGCAATAGTATTGCCGATGTGCAATAATAGGCAAGGCGAGCACATGAGACTCGCAGCCTGCAACGCGAAGGAAACAAACGATGACAACCACCAAACTGACCGAATTTCTCTACACGGTTTCGCTGACGCGGGAGGGCAACACGTGGTACGCCCACGCGGACTCCGGAGAGCTACTCGCCAGCGGGCCGGGGAGGAAGTCCACCGTGGAGGCCCTCTATGCCGCCGCTCGGCAGCGGGGGATTCCCGTGGTGTGCATAGACGGGTCGTTTGTAGACGTTCCGTCCACTACCCACTGACGAGCCTCGGGAGAGGCGAAACCGGCTCCGGCCGGTCTGGGTTCGACGACACCTACAACGGAAACGAACAATGAAGGATGAAAAAAATATCGAATACCGCCGGCGAGTCATTGCAAAGCGGCGCGGGCGGTTTGTTGTGCTCGCCAAGGACGGCACAGAGATTGAGGCGCATGCCACGTTGGCTGCTGCAAAGGCTCAGATCGACCGACTGATTGACCCTGTGGACGCCAGTTTCTACGGCTGCCCTATTTGACGATTGTCACCCGCCCCCCGGCACTTTGCCGGGGGGCTCCACCCGAGAACGAGAAGGAAACGCGCGATGGATAACACGACAACCGAACTTTGCAACGCGACGCCTGAGCAATGGGATCGGTTTGAGGCTGCGGCCAATGCGTCAGGCCACGCAAGCGGCAAGTCTGCCGCCAACGATGGAAACCTGTGGAGCCTGACGGTTGCTGACGCGATTGCGTCGGTGACGGCCAAGGAATTTGATTACTGCATCGCGTTTGCTGATGAATCAGTGGCGGGTGGCTTTCACGTTGTCGAATCTTTTACGGCCGCTGGTGACGATGCCGCCAACGCCTACGCCGAAACCGAGTACGCCGGCCGCGAGTGGTACGTGCTCAATGCCAAGGGCGAAAACATCAACGGCGACAACAATAACGGCTGACATTCACCGGCCACGGAGGGCCTTTCCATGCGATCAGATCACCTCATCCGCTGCCTGCTGCTAGTGCGGCTGGGCCAAGAGCTGGGCACCGATACCGAGATCGCCCGAGCCGTTGCCAGCCTGATCAGGATGCTGGCCGGCTGAGCCCCCCGGAGCGTAGGCCACCGCCATCGCCTCAATAGTAGGGCTGGTGGGCAGAGCAGCCTACGCTCCGGACGGCCGAGGGCAGGTGCCATTTGGGCACGCGCCGCAGGGGCACCGCTCAATGCGCTCGCCAGACGGCCCGGCCCGGAGCACCTTCCCCAGGCCGCCGCATTGCGGGCAGGGAGGCTTTGGTGCCGGTGGCGGTGGTGCGGGAGGTGTCGGTGCGGGCGGGGCTTCCTCCACCGCCTGCGCGGCGTAGGCGATCGCCACCGCGGCGGCCGCGGGCGGGTGGGCCTGCTCTACCGCGGCCGGCTCGGCCGCGAGGGACGCGAAGAAGGCTACCATCGTGTGCCAGAGCGTCATGGGAAATAAATCTCCGTGGCCTTCCCAAGGGCTCCAGATGCCGCAGCCACCACGCCGAACGTGCCGAGCATCTTCCACACCACCTCTTCCGTCACTGCTCCCCACAGCCCGAGCACGGCCAGAACAGCCGAGAGCAGGATCAATCCGCAGAGCGTGGCGCCAACGTATTTCTTCATTAGAAACTCCTCCCGTGATCGATCACCGGGTGCCCATCAGCCCCGATTGCGTGAAGCACCACCCGTCGCTCCGGCTCCGGTGCCGGCGCCGGCTCGGCGAACGCGAGGCCCCACAGAGCCAGCCTCGCGAGTCGAGAGAGAGCCGAGAGCACCGGCCTTGATGGCCGCGGCGGCTCCGGCCGGATCGGCGAGGCAGGCGAGGAAGCCAGCCACCACCCGAGGGCGAGAGCGACGAGCACGGCGGCAATTGTGGTTCGCATGGAGGGCCTCATGGGGAAAGGGAGAAGACACCGGCGATGATGCCGGCCGTTTGCTTGCGTGCAGCAGCTGCTGGCGGCGCCGGCTCGAACCAAGCGCCGTGATCGAGATCGCGGGCGGCGAAGCCGTTCACGCCACCGACAACGAAGGAATCGCCCTGGCGGAGGATGGCCTCAATGTCTTGGCGGGTGGCCCAGAATGAGCCCTCCGGCATGTCGGCCGGCCACCGCGGGCCGCTCACCCACGTGGTTCCCCAGCTGTTGAGGATAAGCACGCCGTCGCGGGGAGATCCGTTTTTCGCGTATCGCACCGCAACACAGCACATACAATGTCCCCACGTTCCACCCCTTGGAAGGAACGCGTCGCGATCCCTCACGCTGGTGGCGGCGAAGCCAACGTTAGAGCAGATGGGAACGCACAGGCCGTTCTCAATGGCGGCGCACAGCGAATCCCACGAATCGCAGAGAGCCACTTCTTTCGCAGTGTGCTCGTTGGCCAGCTTCGCGAGTGCGTCCGGCACGCCGCTGTTGCCCCACTCGCGAGAGCGAGTGATTGAGTATTCCGTGAGATCCACGCTCCCGTATTTTTCACGGAATAAGATGCCGCCGCGGCCATTTTTCAGCCCCTTTACGTAGCGGGCCGCCGCGGCTCCGTAGCTCCCATCGGAATAGCCTGCAAGCGTCACCGGCGGCAGGCGGCCGAGGGTGCGACTCCCGCCGTAGATGTTTTCTGTGGCCACAAGCAGCGGCGGCTTTTGCAGCTCTCCCTGCGTCCAATCCACGGCGGCGCCGATGTAGCAACCCACGCCCCATCCGAAGCTCACGCACGTACCCGCCGAGCCTTGATTCCAAGCGGTGAACGGCTTTCCATAAACTTCCCGGTGTGCCCGATCCGCGGCCCGATAGAGGAACGTGTCTCGCCCCTTTGCATTCGCCATCACCTCCGGTGCGGCACCAGAAAAAAGCGGATGCTCAAGGGCGCCGAGGAATTCCTTCACGCCGGCGGGATCCGGCTGGTAGCCGAAATTCGTTTCAACTTTCGCGGCGAGATGATTCGTGTACCGCTGCACCAACGCGCCCAGCGCCGCCATCACGATCACGAACGTGATCGCACTCCAGCTCCACGCGGTGGCCTGTTGTCTGGTCATGCGTCCCATGCCTCCAGAGCATCGCCGAGATCCTCAAGCCAATCGGCTGCGAACGCGAGGAGGCACGCGGCCAGCGATACCGGCACAGCGACGCAGAGCACCGCGAACCATGCGAGATCAGCGAGGAATCGAAGCAGATTGCGGCTCATCGTGCAGCAACCTCCGCGGCCCGCGATACGTCGCGGAGAGCGTCCACCCACGCCACGCGGCCAGCGGCATCCACCGGCCCGCCGCTGGTGCCCACCTTGGAATCGAGGTAGGCCTTGATCGCATCGCGGACGCGAGGCTGCTTGGCTCCGAGTGATTCCCCGCGGCAGCGGATCTCGCGAGCGGCTCTCCTGAGATCGTCAAAGGCGGCGCCGGTGCGGAGCCGCGGTTCAGGCTTGGCGGCGGTTGCGATGCCATCCTGCTCGATCGCGTCGGCCAGCTCGCCCGTGAGGCCGGCCGTTGTGGCCGCATCTTTGGCCGCATCCAAGCCGATGAAGAGCCCGCGGAGATCCAGCGGGGATTCCGGCAGCGGGGCAGGGGATGGCTGTACGGATGGCCACGCCGCACAGAGCACGGCAACGCCGATCAGAATGCCAGCGATCAGAACACGCCGATTCATTTGGCCTCCACCGGCAGAGCTTCAGAGATCAGATCAAAGGCCTTCCGCAGATCGTCGCCGAGGAGCTCGTCGGCGGCGAGCCGCCGGCGGATGGCTGCGAGTTGCTCACGCTCGCTAGTGGGAGAGGGCGGAGCTTTGGCCGAGCCGGGCGGCGCCGGGGGAGGTGGGAGCGTGGCGGCAGGGAATTCGATGCGGCCGGGCGCGTAGGCGGCCGGCTGGCCGGCCGGCGATGCCGTCCACCACAGATAGGCCACCGCCGCAGCCACAAACAGCAAAGGAATCCAACCGATCTGTGCGAAGAGGATCATGCCACGGCCGCCTTTCGGACAAGGGGAAGCAGGGAATCGATCATCCCGCCGGCAGCGGCGAGAACGATTGAGCGGATCGCCGGCCGGAGCACCAGCCAGGCGGGAGTGGCAATCCACGGCACGCAAGCAAAAGCGACGGCGTCGAAGAGCACGCCGATCATCTGCATGGCCCAGAGCTTTTTGTCTTGGCCGTCACCGCTCATCGTGTCGAGGCCGGCCGTGGCCAGGTGCAGCAGCTCCACCACCAGCGAGCCGAACTCAGCCACGGTGAGGCCGCCCTGAGCCTTTGCTTTCGCGTCGGCGATAAAGGCTTCAACGGCTGCGGTGAGTTGCTCTGGCGTCATCTGAGGAGCCCCTGTGCTATCGCTTGTTTCACCGCCGCCACCGTTGCGCCCAACTTGAACGCCAGCCATTCCAGCTCTCGCGGCGAGTAGGCCGGCCGGCTGGTGATCTTGCCCCACGATTCGTGCTTCTTCACCGAGTCAAATAACGTGAGCACCTCACCGGCGGCAGGCACGATCTCCTGCCCGTCCGATCCGCGCCGCCAGTGGGAGCGAGCGATCACCTATCCACCCTATTCCGTTCTCGGCTCAGGCCGGGAGGGGGTGTGGCCGTGCTCTTCGCGATAGACAACGAGAGCGATCGCGGAGTAGGCGCAAATATCCTTGAGCGTGTCCTCAATTCCGTCGAATTCGCAGTGGCCTGTGCGGCAGACGCTCCGGAGCCGCTGCATCTTGTCCGCAATGCGCAGGAGGCAGCCTTTCCACGCGGCGATGCCAACCATATCGGCGCCGTTGCGAATGTTCGCGAGAGCGTCAACGTCATCGCCGTAGTCCTGGCTCTTCCGATCGTGCAGCTCCGCGATCTCCGCGAGCACCGCATGGAACTCCGGCGAGCCGGCCTTCCGCCGGAGGCTCTGCCCCTGCTCAAGCTCCGCAGCGGCTTGAAGAATGTAATCCGCTTCCAGCATCGCAACGTCTACCGTCTGATCCATGCTTCCAACTCCGTGAGTGAATAAACCACCGGCTTGCCAAGCCGCAGAAAAAAGGCAACCTCGTCATCTGCTCCGAGAGATTCCGATTGGTAGTAGCATCCGCCACCGTGGACGCCGACAGCCGCGGCCATTCTCAGGCAGACGTCGCAGCGGGTGATGATCTCGTTGTCGTAATCAATCCAATCCTGATACCGCCGCGGGTGTGCAAGGTGCTGGAAATGGCTCCAGAGCGGAGCAATCGGCACCACGCCGAGAGAGAGCAGATTGTCCCACATCCGCAGCTGCGCTTTGACGTTCAACGCCTGATCGCCTTTGGTATACGGCGATGCGATATACACCCACGGCTTCACGATTGCCTCACCTTTCCTTCGGCGGTGATCCTCAGATTTGTCACATCGAATTCGCCATCCGCTTGGACGTCCACCAGCGCGAAGCCGTGATTCATTTTGTTGATCGGCGCGTAGGCCGGGTGCAGCTCGCATAGGCATCCAGTGCTCCAGCAGAATACCTCCCTGCCGAACATATCCGGCTCGCAGTGTCCGCTGGTGCGATGCCCGTGGCCTTCGAGTACGGTGTGGTTGAGGCGGAGGAAGGCACCGCGTGCCTGATTGACCGGCGAGGATATTCCCTTGCCTTTCTCGTGGCCGTGGAGCACCGGCAGCTGGCCCAGCATGACGATCCGCTTGTCTTCCACCAGCGTGATATTGTGCTTGTCGAGATGGAGCCAGCGATCAAGGCCCATCTCCGGCATATCGGAGATCTCTGGAGCGTGTTGCCACAGCCACGCGTTCCAACGATCTTCATGGTTGCCGGCCTTGAGAACGATCGGAATCTCGGGAAACGCGGCCCGGAGCGAGCCGAGCACCTCGCGGATGGCCGAGAGCTCGCCCTTGAAATCTCGCTTGGCAGGATCCTTGTCAAAGCGGCTGATGGCATAGAAATCGCAGAAGTCTCCATTGATCAGGAGGCCCGCGATCTCGCGATCCTGCATCAGCTCTACGGCGGCCTTCACCGCGATCTCAGAGTGATAAGGCACGTGCAGATCGGAGATCACACCCACGACACCGACAACGCCAAAGTCATGCACCACCCACGGCTCCGCCAGCGTTGGCGGAAGATCGATGCCTTGGCCTGGTGCTCGAGCTGCTCGCTTGCACGCGACGCCCGGACGGAATCTTTTTGCGGCGCCAATCTGTCCAAACTGGAATCGCACGCGGGAGCGTGCCGCCTCCAACGTGATCGCGCCGTTGGTTTTTTCGACAAGCTTGCGAGCGATCGATCGCGCCGGATGGTGCGGGAATTTCCGGCACAATTCCCGGCAAGCCTTTGTCACGACGTCAACCATTTTCTTCTTCCTCCTCAGAGCGGAATCCGGCGTGATGGACGATGGCAGCGAGCGTGTCTGAGAATTCGCCGACGCAGTCTTCTGCGAGATCTGGGAACCGGGCGTGAACGCATTCGTGGATCAGCGTGTTGAGCCGATCCTCGCCGGCGAGCTTGTCACTGATGCGGATGGTGCGCCGCTCATAATTGCAGTCTCCGTGAATCGTCGGCGGCACTTTGCAGTGCCGGATTTTCCATTTTGCACCGGCGATCCATACCACCATGTTTGCCACGCGTTGGCCTCCAAGGGCAGTGAATGTAGCGGCACAAGTGAGCCAGTCAAACCGGCGGGGGCTCTGGGGAATCTGGGGGGACGCCGATTCCGATGGCTCGGCCAGCAGCGTTGAAAAATTCTTGCCGCTGCTCGCAGCCGCCGCAGCTGCCGAGAACGGCGGCCACACGCTCTTGAGTAATTCCGACTGCGTTCAAGCCCGCTTTGACCATGTCGCCAAGCCCGACGGGCACAGGTTCACCTGGGCATTCCCGGTCGGCATCGCCGGAGGCGTAGCGCGCCAGCCGCAGGCACACGGTGCAGCGGCCGTACATGCGATTGACGGGTGCAAGCTGGCATTTCATGTTGCTGTCCACCAAATGGCAATGTTGGTTATGTTGTGAAAGTCGGTGGGGTCGCCCAGCGTGATCACATCGCCGGCCGATACGCTGAACGTCGTGGACAATGCAGCCGGCGCGTTGTCTCCAGCGTTGTTGCAATTAGCGGTGCCATATGAATAGACCGACGTAGCGTTGCGGAAAATCTGAAAAATACAGTCTTGGCTGACGCTGTCGGCGGTAACGTGGACGACGCCGGCACGGTTGGCCGTGATTGACGGGCGGTAGCCGGTGTAGCCGGCGATGGTCACCGATGCTTTGGAGAAGTTTGGGTTTGGCAAATTGCCTGGGGCGGCGTAGAAGTCTCCGCTAAAACCTATGCTCGTCCATGTTGCGTTAGGCGAACGAAATGGCTGTGAGCTAGCAATTCCACCACAGGAGCCTGTTGACAAAGTAATTGTCGCAGAAATGCCGTCTGTAGTTGTACCAACAATGTCGCCACTGCCGTACAGAACTGCCCCCCCGTAAACGCTTGAAACAGTCTTCCCACCCTCAAGAACGCAGTAGGCATCCTCATTGCCAGAAAAAAAACCTCCGTCGATCACTCCGTTGTCCCAACTCATCAAGTATTCACCGCCGTAGGTCGTATTGCTTGCCTGCCAGTAATTCCATTCGATATAAGGACTTGGCGGCCCACCAAGCCTCCATCCGCAATTACGAGACGACCAAAATGATGCAGAACCGAAAGCACCAACGCGACACGAAACGCCATTAATTGTAAATGTTCCTGGAACCATAGCCCATCCGGTTCCGTCATCTAATGCGTCGGCTTCGTATTTTATTGAGCCGTCCGTCCTTGGAAAACAGATTGGGTAAGCCAGCACGGAATTTAGCACTGCCGCCTGCGCTGGCGTTACGTTTGGGCCAACGGTAAACGTGCCGGAAAAAAGAAAGTTTAGCGAATACGGCGCAATGCACGGCGAAAATTCCGGCACGCACTCTACTTTCCCGCAGCACTGGCACCCCGGTATAAACATCACGTACACTCCGCGGCGATCAGGTGCCACGTAGAGTCCACCAGCGAGCACGCCACAAATTTCGGCGTGCCTGATGTCGGCCCGGTGACGAGGCCAAACCGATTGATCGCGGAGAACGTTGTGCCGCGTGATGTGCCGCTGCCAGAGAACTCCTCCACCGCCGCCGTCGTCCCCTTGGCCCAGCCGGTAGATATCTTCCCGAGCTTTGTCCCACCAGCACCCGCCGCAATCCTCAACAGCGCCCACTTGCCATTCCCGGTGCCGCTCTCCTTCCACAGAATCAGAGCCGGCCCGGAGGAGCCAGAATCAAATGCCGTGGTGCTGCCTGGCTTCGGTGTCGCGAACGTGTGGCCGGCGTCCGTCACATCCACCTTTGCCTGCACCACGCCAGATACCGCGGCACGGCCGATCTTCCCATTGGCGATCGGCTCCACGGCCACCACGAATCCGCCCACGGTGCCGGTAGGCGGAGCGACTCCGATCACCGCCGGCGATGTCTGCCACGAAAGCGTAGCGGCCCCGGTGGCGCCCGTCGGCGTGATCACCATCCCCGTAATTGCGAGCACGCCCCACCGGCCCACCGCGGCCCCGGAATCGTTGCGGCAGAGGATCGTGTGGTTTGGTGCGGCCGGCCCTTGGACGCCGTCGGCGCCAAAATCTTGCGGAGCACCGAGCACGATCTCGGTGGCGTCCACCATCCGATTCCACGAGCGGGCCGTGATCGCCCCGTTGAGCTTCTGCCCCGGCTCAAGCTTGCCGTCATTCCGTGGCATCAAGTAACTCCCGTGGTGCCGATGCCGAGCGACGAGAAGTTGCTGTCGCGGTAGACCTTGTTGACATAAACCTCAATGGGCTTGGCGTAGAGCTGGCTTGTGGTGCTGTTGGCTTCCTGCTGGTAGTTGACCCACATGTAATCGTGGCCCATCTTTTCGATGCCGGTGATATCGCCAACGGTGATCGCCGGGATCGTGCCGGAGGCTCCGGCATTCGGCGAGGCCACGAATTTGTAGCTCAAGCTCCACGGCCCATTTCCCTTTTGAGCGTCGGCTTCTTGACTGCCTGATAGGCCGAGGAAGAGCACCTCGCCAGCGTCAAAAGTTCGGAAGGCCGCATTGTTAACGGTGCCGGTGAGCGAGGCAGCCGTTTTGATATAGGCGCTTGTGACGTAGGCCGACGGCACATCGTATGTCTCCGTCCATGAGAGAGCCGGCTCCACGATATCCACGCCGTCCACGCGATCGCCGTTTACGTTAATCGCCGACTTGCGAGCGGTGGCGGTGGCTCCCGTGAGAGCGTAGGCCGTCTCGCTCTTGGCCTGCGTGATGTGAGCCGTTCTGCCCGAGGTGTCGAATTGCCGCGTCCGCCGCAGCGGCTGCGGATTGTTGTCCGATGGATCGTCCGCCCCGGCCTTTTCGTATTGGATCGTGACTTTGTAGCACTTGTCGCCGATGTAATCGGTGGAATAGCTTTCGGCTCGCAGCTTAAAAGCCGGAGCAATTCCGATTACTGGGTACGACCAATACTGCAAATTTGTCGTGATATGTTGGTTGCAGTCAGCGTGCAAAATCTGATCGTCGCTGGTGCCAAAGACCTTGAAGCTCAGCAAAAAGCTTGATGGAGCCTTGCGGCCAAGGCGCACAATCGTGGCCTTCCGGCTCTCCTTGTCTTCGATCCACGTGAGGGTAGGCGTGTAGCTCATGCGACGAATGGCCCCATAGCTTCAAGAGCGGTGAGCATCTTCTGCTGCACCTCGTATTGCTTATTCAGAATGGCCGTGGAGCCGATCCCTTGGCCGCCTGCACTCAGAGCGGAGAAGGATCCCATGCTCTCATTCTTGAGATCCACCGCGGCGGCGATGCCGCCGGAGGCGGCGGCGAGCTCTGGCGGCAGAGATGGTGGCGGCGTGATTGGCGTGGCCAGCGTACTCGGCAATTCTTTCGGCTTTGCCGTTTCCGCAGCTGCGGCCTCACGTTCCTTGCGGCGATCCTCCACGCCTTGGAGTCGATCCGCCATCGTTTTATCGGCCGCATCCTGCATCGCACCGGTGCGGGCGTTCATCTCGTTCCGGGCGATTTCCTTTTCCTTGCCAGCCTCTTCTAGGCGAGCGTTGATACCAGAGCTCTTCACCCGCTTGTCCATGCCGCCGCGCACCTCAGCGACGTAGGCCTCACGCTCAAGCTTCTGCTTCGCGTGCGTCCCTTCGCTCAAGGTGGTGGCCTGATCGATCTCGTAGGCCACCGCAGATACGGCCAGCTTGATCTCGTCAAAGAGATTGAGAATTGGCGTCACAAAGTTGTCGATCGTGCCCATCATCACGGCGCCGATTGTCCGCACCGTTTGTGACATTCCGAACCACATGTGCTCCCAGCCGATCGCGATATTCGTACCGGCCGCGGTGATCACGTTTTGCACGAACGCGATCCACGGCTCCACCGCATCGAGCACCATCTTCTGGCCGCCGATCCATTCAAGGAACGGAGCCGCGAATGAGGCCGACGTCGCGAGCACCGCGTTGCCGGTGGCCTGCGCCATTTCAACCGTGCCAGAGAACGCAGAGAAGAGGCTGTCCCGAAACGTGTAGACGATCGCAACACCCGCGGCGATCGCGGCACCAACCAGCAGGAACGGAGCCAGCAGGGAGGCCGTTGTCACGGCACCAGCGGCGATCGCTGCGGCGGCCGTCTTGGCGAAAGCCGCCATGCTCACGGCACCGCTGGCCACGGCCGAGGCCGCCACGCGGCCCATATTCGCCACCCACGCAGCCGATGATGCGGCGGCGGAAGAGATGGCGGAGGTGGAGAGCCAAGAGAATGAGGCGGCCGACTGGAGAGCGGCGTACACCGCCGCGGCCCGCACCTGCACAAATGAAACCACCGCTGTGGCGTTGGCAGCCACCCACGCGGCCGAGGACGTCGCTGCACTCGATACCATCGCAGCGGCCGCGGTGGCTGCACTGCTGACGGCGGAGGCGGCCATTCCTACGAGAGAGGAGGCCGCCGCAGAGGCCGCTTGAGCCATACTGGCCGCGATGATCTGTGCCGACCGTGCAACGCTGGCAACAGCCGTTGACGCCATTCCTACGAGAGAGGAGGCCGCCGCAGAGGCCGCTTGAGCCATACTGGCCGCGATGATCTGTGCCGACCGTGCAACGCTGGCAACAGCCGTTGACGCCATTCCAGCGAGAGCAGTTATGCCAGTGGCAGCGGCTCTGGCTGTTGCCGCTGCACCCTGTGAGACGCTGGCCGCGATGACCGATGCCGTTGAGGCCACGTATGAGGCGGCCATCTCCAGCGGAGCGACGGCCGACAACGCGAGCAGAGCCGCGGAGCGAGCCGCATAGGAGGCCAGTGCGGTGATGCCGCTGCGAGCAAACGTCACCACGCCAGACAGAGCCGTGCCGGCCATCGACGCCGCGAACGTGGCGGCCGATGCGACGCCGGTGGCGGCCATCATCACGACGGAGCGGGTGAGGGAGAGCACGGCGCCGGTGGCGCCCAAGCCGACGCCGGAGATCAACCCAAGCGGCTTGAGGAACAAGGCGACAGCGGAGGAGCCGAGCATCATCGCGGTGCCGAGGGCGATCATCGCTCCGCCGATGGCGGCGGCACCGGCGGCCAGCTTGGCGGCAACGAGCACGGCTCCTTGATTGGCCTTCACGAATTCGGTGGCACGCTCAATCACATCGGAGATGCTGGTGGCCGCTTCCGTGAGCGACGGTGCGAGAGCGTTGCTCACGGCGATTGCCAGCCGCTCGATTGCGGCCATCAGCTTTGATCCGGAGCCTGAGAGGCCCGACATGATATCGCCGAATTTATTGCCGACGGAAGAGGCGCTCCCCATCGTCTGCTCCATCCGCTGGAATCCGGCTGCGCCTTCCTTCATCAGGATGGTGGCGGCCTTCATTCCATAAGAGCCAAAAATGTCGAGCAGAGCCGCGTCCTGAGCTTCCTTGCCGAGGCCGCCGATCGCGTTCTTCACGACGTCCATCGCCTGCCCGAGCGGCAGCATTGTGCCGCTGGCGTCGCGGAAATCAGAGAGCGTGAGGCCGACCTTCGCGAGTGCAGCTGCTGCTCCGTCCGATCCGCTCACGATCGGAAGCATCATGGATTTCAGCGCCGTGCCGGCCTCGCCACCCTTCACGGCATTGTTGCCGAGGATCGCCAGGGCGGCTGATACCGTCGTGATCGATTGATTGGCCGAGGCGGCGATCGCTCCGACGTTTGAGAAGGCCTCCACCACCTCCGCGATATTGGTGGAGCTTGAGTCGGCCGCAGCGGAGAGCGTATCGACGGCAGTCTTGGCCGTGACGCCAAAGATATTCATCGCATCCGACATTACCACCGCCGCCTGCGCCATCTCCAGCCCGCCCACCTTCGCGAATTCGGTGGCCGATTGGCCGGCTCCGTCCAGAACTTGTTGCAGCGGCATACCAGCCTTCAGCAGCTCTTGAAATGATGCGGCGATCGCGGCCGGCCCGATCCCCATATCGGCCGAGAGCTTCATCGCGGCTTCATCCACCGCCTGCAGCTGCTCCGCCGTGGCACCTGTGCTCGCCTTGATGCCGAGCAACTGATCCTGATAGGCGGCCCCGGAGCGGATGCTCGCGGCGAACGGTGCCGCCGCCGAGAGTCCTGCGGCGCCGAGCTTCGCGCCGGCGGAGGCGATCGAGGCCCCCATCGCCTTCACGGCGCCGTTGACCTTCGACAACGCGCCAAAGAATTTGCGCGAGTCGGCCCCGATTTCAACATAGGCCCGGCCCATTCTGATTGCGGATGCGCTCATGCTTTTCGGCCTAAGAGCCTCTCCAGATCAGCGGGTGTTGCTTTGCGTGGCTTCGGACGATACTTCGCGCCGTTGGGGTGCCTCTCATGCACCTTCACCGGCCTATCGCCTTTGTTTAGCGTCTTGTTTTCGATCAGTGCGATCAGGTGAGCGGTGTGCCACCACTCGGCGTCTGTGCGTCCGTCGCGGGCGAGGAAGAGCTGTCGGAAAGTCCATTCACCGGGATGGACGCCGACGATTCCGGCGGCTTCCCAGACGGCAGGCCAGATGCTTTTGCGAGCGTTTCCATCGCGTTCCCCATCGCCGCCATCTCCGCCTTGTCCATCTCTTTCGTGACGAGCTCGAGCAGCTCGCGGCGGCGCCTCGGGAAAAAAGAGATGAGCTCCCCCTCAAAGGCCTCGCGTGCTGATTCAAAGGCATCGCCGGAAAGGCCGTCGGCGAATTCGTCGCCGGTGAGATGCCGCTCTTCGATCTGCTTCACCAGCGCGACGCGGAGCACCTCCACAAGCTTCGTGTAGTGGTTCCTGAAGAGCGTGAGAGCCTGGTTGGCCGTCTGCACATCTCCGAGATCCAGCGGCCGCTCCGTGGCCTTGCCGTCCTCGCCAATCTCGGAATATGTGACGGAATCTCTGATCCGCATCACCGCGGTGGTGGTGAGAGCCAGATTCCATTCACGGCCGAGCGTATCTTTGAAAGATTTCAAAATGTCTCCTGACGTAGTCCGTAGAGTGTTTGCTTGAGCTCGATTGAGAACACACGCACACCGTCGAGGGGCTGCGCGTCGCTCACACCGGCCACGACGAAATACAGGCCGCCATACGGCAGGCCCGTAGCGGTGACAAGCGAGATCGCACCGGAATACTGTGCCGTGTGCGCCGCGTCCGCCACCGTGTCATCGATTGTCTCGACCGTGATCGTGAACGAGTACCCGGTTTGGTACACGTAATTCACCCGATCGCCGTATTTCTCCACCTCGATTGTGGAGGCCTGCGTGTCGATCGTGACGTCGCGGACACCAGGCACAGCCGTGCCGCCGAACGCGAGAGAGCAGTCTTTTCCGAGTGAGATCGCCATCCGGCAACCTCACATCTGCTTGACTGTGACAGTAAACGTAACGGCACCATCAAGCGGCGAATTCTCGCTCACCTTCGTGGCGGTGAAGGTGGATCCGGCGGATCGCAGATCGGCGATCACTGCCGAGGCGTCGTAGCACTCGATCTCCGCCGTGTTCGTTTCCCAGCCGCCGGTGGAAACCTTGTAGCTGGCGCCGCTGGCGGCGCGATCGCCGCGGTGCGTAACGTCCACCGGAGAGACTTCCTCAGTCCACGTGACGGAGATAATTCCCGTTGCGCCCACGGCTCCCGTAGGCCCGGTCTGCTGATAGCCGAGTGAAGGCATGATTGCTCCAGAAAATTAGGATTGGCGGGCGCGGGTGAGCGAAACGCTGAATGTGACAATGCCGTCAAGCGGCTCAGTTTTGGCCACCTTCGTTACGAGATACTTCACGCCCGTGAGCGGGAATCCGCCGCTGGAGGCGTGGGTGAGCGTGACGGTTCCGCCCTTGACGCAGCCGGGAGTATCGTTGCAAGACACCTCAACCGTCTGATCAATCCAACCCTTTACGATCTTCGTGTAGGTGTCACCGCGCTTATGCACGGCGTACTCCGCGGCCGACTCATCAATCGTCACATCGGTGACGTTTGAGATGCCTGTAACTGTGACGTCTTTTCCAAGGCTAATGCCGGCCATGAAAGCCTCCGTGTGGGTGTGCTTCCAACGTATTGAGCCAGCCGGAAATTAGAGAGGGGGTGTGGCTCAGGGGCCGTGCATTTGATCGGCAAAATGCTTGGCCGTAGCCTTCTTTGCCACCGCCTTATCGCGGCCCTTTTCTACGAACCGGAGATCGTCCAACTTGCGGCGGAACGTCCATAGAGAGGTGTCTCGGCGGCCAGTGACGATGCGGCCGTAGACCGTCTTGTGTTTGCCGATGCTCTTCCGCTGTTGCGATTTGACGGCAGGCACAAACGAGAAGGTGGAGCTGCCGCCCATGTTCTGGAGATCGGCAACGCGATGGCCTTTCGATGGCCCGGCCACAACGCTCTTCGACGCGAAGTCCCAATCACTCAGGATTGACTTTTTGAGGAAGCCTTCGGGGAAGCTCTTTGTTTTCCACGACGTCACAATACCGTTTCCCTTTGGCACTCTCCGCACCAGAGCGATCAGGTTTTGTCCGTTGTGATTTCCGAGATTCCAGAGCCGCTCCTTTTCCAGCGGCCTCCGGCTGCTCATCACGCCGCGGATCCCGCCGCGGACGTCCTTCCCGGCGAGCATTAGGCTCCGCCTGGTGGCCGCGTCGAATTGCTTGGTGAGGCGGCGCGTATCCCATTTGAACCGCGTCTTTACCGTGACGTTAAAGACGTCCTGGGCGACATGCGGCGGCATCGCGATGCGACGCCACACGTTCATCGGATCTTGAACCGTGAACGTCGGCATCGGGAGCGAGCTGATCATCGATCACCTCACGCAAAGAATCGATACGTGGCCACGATGCTGGCCCGCCACACGTTCCGCTCATTGAGAGCATCGTCGGGATTCGTTTCGATCGTCACCGTCAGCGGCGATACCGTGCCTGTGGGAAACGTCACACCCGGATAAGAATGATCCATCAGAGCGTCTAGCACCGCCTCCGCCTGATTGCTGATGGCCGTTACTTCGGCATCGGTATCAACTTTTTGCGCCACATAGACTTGCACGGTGTAATCGTTCTGCCGCTGGCTCGGCCGAGCGATCCGCACCGTCTCCCGGTTGCCAGCCGTCACGACGATGGCCGGCACCACCAGCTGCTCCGGGCCTTTGCTGATCCAGTTGGCACGCTCCACGGTGGTGCCAGCGATGGCCCAGCTCTTGGCCGCGAGGCCGGTTGCCACCGCATCGGCAAGCGATTGGAGAAATGCACTCATACCGGAACCGCCTCCCCGGCCACAACACGCTCCATCGCAGCCACGTTGGCCGCAATCCGTGTGTCTTCCGGTAATCGTGCCATAGCTTCCCTCGCGTGCGAGAGAGCCTCTGGCTGCCGCTGTAGATTCCACAGCGCCACGCTGGCCAGATCGTGGCACTTAGCGAGGCTGTCTGGATTGGTGGCGTGTGTCTGCTGGCCGGTGGCCGCGATGCCGTGGAGAGCGTGCTCCAGGCACTCGGCCCACGCCTGGAGGTGGTAGGCCCGGAGAGCCAGCAGCTCGTGGCCGTCCGGCTCGTCTGGAGCCTCGCGGGTGATCGCCTCAAGGTGGATGGGATCGCCGGTAAGATGCCAGAGCTGCCGGCGAGCGTAGGCCCGCTCGGAGTACCAGCCGCCTCGCATTGAGAGGTAGCGTGTGAATTGCGAGATCGCCTCCGGATTGCCTTCGTAGTCAAGCTGCCGAGCCAGATACCAGCGAGCTCGAGCGTCCAGCGGCGCCTCCGCCACCGCCACGCGAAGCAGGTGCAGATCGGAGGAATGAGATTTTCCAGCGTCGCGATGGTGATGGATTTCCAAGCCCGGCGCGAAGCCGGCGATCTTCTCGCCCGTCCAACACAGCAAGCCCTCATGCGTGGCCTGAGCCCAGCGAAAGCCTGCCCGGCAATGCACCCTGTCACCATTGAACGTCTGCCCTGGCGTGCCGTCGGCCCGGAAGCCCCACACGTAGCGATAGTGCAGGCAGTTGATTCCCTCCTGCCACGCGGCCTCCACTGCCTGCCGCCAGCCCGGCTGGAGCCGCTCATCAAGATCAAGCCGGATCGCGATATCCAGATCCGGCGGCAGATGCGAGAGGCTCAGATTGTGTGCATCGTCCCACCGCCACGGGATGACGGCGCCGGTGGCAACCGTCACGCCAGCGGCCGCGAGGATCGCCTGCGTGCCGTCCTCAGAGCCGGTGTCGGTGACAACGCGGACGTCGGCTTCCTCGCACGATGCCGCCCAGGCGGCCGCGTGCTTGGCCTCGTTTTTCGCGAGAGCGTAGATGCCGATTCTCAAGGCTGGAATCCTTCAAAGAGTCCGGCGGAGTGATCGCAGTGATAACTCGTGAATAGCTCCGGGTTCTGCTGCCAGACGATCGCCCACGTGTTGACTTCCCACGCGATCCGGCCGTTCTCGATCAGGCGAGCCGCGGCCTGCTCGACAAGCAACGCGAAGCGATCGGCGAGAGCCCGCGGCACGATGAGCACGCCGCCGGCACAGTGCCACGCAGGGAGATTCACCGGAATCGGCACATCCGGAGCCGGTGGCCCCCAGATGCTGGCCACGGTGATCACATCGCGGCGAGCGAGCGGCAGCCGATCGTAGAACTCCTTGATCTCCCGCGGCCCCACGCCGCGAACGTGCATCACGCCAAAATCCACCCACGCGGCCAGATCGGCCTCCGTGTTTTGAAAGCTGTCGGCAATCCACCGGCTTTTTTCGTGCTGGCAGACGAGATAGGCGAGCGAATCCTTTTCGGGATTCGCTCCCGACGGAAGCTGCACATCCTCCGAGACTTTGCCAGCGAGCCAGCAGTCTTCAAACGTGGCAGGAAGTAGCGTAGTGGAGGCCGGAGCCTTCACGTGAACGGCCTCGTCCATCCAACAGATTGTGGGCAGGCCGAGCCCGAGCAGCTGCTCGCCGAGAGCCACGTAGGTATCGACCGGCCGATGGCCGTTGCCGCAGTCAACGAAGCCGGTGACGATCACCGGCGGCGGAGCCGCCGGGGGCGCCGGTGCGATTACTGCTGGTTCCGCGAGATCGGGTGCAAGAGATTCCACGCGTCATCCTCCGTGAGAGTTGCCAGCCAGGCCTCCGCGTCGCGGACGCCGAATGAGATCACCACCGTGCCGGCGTGCTTTGCCAAGCCGGCCGCAAATTCGATCGCCTCCGATTCGCGAAACGCGAACCGCTCCGAGACTCGCTCCAGCCGCAGAGCGTTTGTAAACCAGCAGAGCCGGTGCTCGTATACCCTCTGGCCGTTGGCACCGGCCCGCACCTCGTGGATCACGCAGAGCCAGCCGCCGCGGAATGGCACCAGCTGCGAGCCGCCGCGGAACTCCGCAGCGATGGCTGGGGAAGGCTCCCGGCGGAGCATCCGGTATTCGCCAGGCACTCCGGCAGCCTCCACGGTGAGCGTGTAGCCGCCGACGTTGGCGCAGTAGAGCCACGCGGCCTTCCCCACCAGCGGCATCCAATTCTTTTCGTGCTCTTGGCTGCTGTTGGATTCGATCACGCGGAGCGAGTGCAAGCGGCCCGCGTCAACGTCGAGCTCGGCCGTCGCGATGCGGCAGCGGCCGTCGAAGCCGGCCACGTTGCGGACGGTGGCGGAAACGCCAATGCCGTTGGCGGTATGCCGGAGGCGGCAGTCCTCAAGTCCGTGGACGGGGAATCCGGAGCCTTGATACGGATCGACCTTCAGCGTTTTCGCTTCCAGCACCGTGAGATCATTGTCGAAGAAGACCAGGATATTTGCGGTGCGGATATCCTCGCCGTCCTCCGGGGGGATCACGTAGCGGCCGTCGATGATCCGATAGTTGCTGCTACGGACGATGCCGACGAGGCCGGCCCGCGTGGCCAGGAGCGTGGGATTAAAGCATGTCCAGCCGGGGGCGGCCGGCTCAACGTCGAGTCGGTGGAACGTCGGAGCGGCGATGTCGGAGAGGAGCGTCACAGGCCCGCCGCCTCCGTGAACGCCGCATCAATCGCAGCGGAGTCCATGCCAAACGCGGCCGCCATCTGGGCCAACATGCTACTGGATCGTTGGATCATTGGTTCGTACTCCCATTCAATCTTTGTGTTGACCCTCACATCATCCGGCAGGGCTTCAATGGCTGAGGTCACATCCTCAAGCGCGATCCCATGAGCCACCAACCACTTCCGAATCTGTACAGCAGTAATGCACTCTGGCACAGCCGGAGGTTCAGGAGGCGATCCGTTTGTCCCTACAAGATTTCCTGCGTCGTCAAAAACGTTCCAGGTTTTGCACCCGTCAATAAGCCCAGCGTATTCGGTTCGCATTATGCCAACCTCGCAAAATTCATTTGTGTCGTGCCGCTGTCACCGCTTGTGTTGCGTGACGATGGCAAATCGGTCAGTCCCCCGGAAACGTATGTTGCAAATCGCGGCCCCAGCCCGTTGAAATTTGCGCAGGTAATAGACAGCAAATTGGCTGGCGTTGTCCCAACTTGCAGGCAGGCAACAAGGTAACGCGCACCGGCCTGTAGCGTGTAGCTAGCCGATGCGGAAAACAGACGACGGTAAGGCGTGTTCGCTGCTGCAAAAATAGTAGTGTCGCTCGTTGTCGATGCGACAAGCGTTGCCGTGGTGCCATCAAAGGTGTAGAGGCCAAACCGACACAGCGTCAGTCCCGATGCGGCTGTGCTTCCTGAAACGAAAGTAATTCCCGTCACCGTGACTGTTCGACCGGGAGAAAAGTAAACAAAGTTTATGCCGCCCGCTCCCTGAGTGTTGTTGCCGTTTGCGAGAAATCTTGGCCCCGTATCAACGTAGTAATTCGTGCCGTCATAGGAACCAACCATCGCCGCCAACCCATTTGCGGTAATGATGTTGCCAGTCAGTCGCGCATCCGCCAGCGTTCCCGTAAGGTCAGATGCCAGCCCGCTGCTGGCGACCGTTGCCAGCCCGCTCACGTCGCTAGATGCGATCGTGACAGCTCCAGTGCGGCCGGCTACGCTCGTCACGTTGGCCGACAGCGTGCCGCTGCTCACGCCCAGGCCAGTGCCGACTATCACGCCACCTTTGACCAGCGTGGTGGCATCTGGCAGCGTGTAGCTGCCGGATGAACTGACCACGCCAGACGCGTCAATGGACAGTCCCGAGCCAATCTTGATGCCGCCGAGCACCGACGCTGTCGCCGTTGGCAGGCTGTACCCAGACGGGTTTGTGCCGGACGTCACGCGGCCCTTAGTGTCGACAGTCACCGAGGTGTAGGTGCCCGCCGTCGCCCCGCTGTCTGAGAGCGTTGCGGAGAACGAGCCCGTGCCGCTGCCGGTGACGTCGCCCGTGAGCGTGATCGTTTGATCGCCGGTATTCGTCCCGCTGGAGGTGCCCGAGAATGTGCCCGACTGCGTCGCCAGCGTGCCTAACCCCGTGATCGTCGTGGAGGCTTGCGTGCCGGTGTGGTTGGCACGCTGGATAGCGTATGCCTGCACCGCAGTATTAGCCGCAGCTTGGGCGGTGCTGACCGGCTTTGAGTCGTCCGCCACGTTGTCCACCGAGCCGAGGCCCACCATGCTCTTGGTGATGCCTGTGACGGTCCCCGTGAATGCCGGGCTTGCCAGCGGGGCCTTGGCGTCGAGGGCGGTCTGTAGGCCCGTCGTCTGGGCAATCGTGAGCGTTACGGGGTCGCTACCAGCAGCTGCGTGCGTGCTGGCGTGCGACAGCGTGCTGCTAGGCGTCCTTGAGTCGGAGAGACGGGAGTCGCTGCCTTTGACGACCTGGGTGCTGCTGGCGTTGCCGGCGGCCGGCACATCGAGCTGGGCCGCCGTGCCGAGGGTTGGCCGGCTGCCGAGGTCGAGATAGCTGCCAGAGGTCGCTACGGCAGCCAGCCCTGTAACCGTGCTGGCAGCCTGCGTCCCTGTGTGCATTGCCCGCTGGATCGCGTAGGCCTGCACGGCAGCATCTGCCGCAGCCTGGGCGGTCGAGACGGGCTTGCTGGCGTCTGCTGTGTTTTCGACGTTTCCGAGGCCCACCATGCCCTTCGTCACGCCCGAGACCGTCCCTGTGAATGTTGGCGAGGCCAGCGGGGCCTTGAGATCAATCGCCGCCTGGAGCCCCGTGGTCTGGGCGATCGTCAGCGTGACCGCATCCGTCCCGCCGGCAGCGTGGCTGGCAGCGTGGCTTGTTGGGCTGCGCGAGTTGGTGAGCCTGTTGTCGGTCGTCACCACAACAGAGGCCGGGATCGCCGCTGCGACCGCCGAAGAGAAGTCTGTGATCGCAGAGGCTGTGTGGGTGTGGGTGAGCGGGGCATAGCTGCCGACCGCCTGCTTGCCGTCCAGAGCCGCTTGGAGCCCGGTGACCTGCGACACAGCCAGCGTGATCGGATCGCCTCCCAGAGCCCCGTGGCTGGTCGCGTGAGCCGAGGGAGCAAACGTAGTGGGTTTACCGGTGATGTCGTTCCACGCGCCGCTGCTGGCAGTGCTGGAGAGCGTGCCGTCGATAGTCACAGAAAGGTTGCTGCCGACCTTGACCCCTCCAAGGATCGTGCTGGTCGCCGCCGGGAGCGTGTAGGCGGCCCCGGCCGGGCCTGTCGGCCCTTGCACACCGATTGCCGTCCACGTGGCCAGATCTGTGCCGAGCTGCTGGTAGACGGAGAGCGAGGCCACCCACACGAGCATCCCGGCCTCGCGCCTTAGCGGCGGGATCGCGTCACGCTCCGTAACATTCGCCACCGAGCGGAGGCCGCCCTGACCGTAGATCGCCAGATGCGACGGGTAGACGTCGGCCGTTGAAAACGGCACCACCGGAGCGATCACGTTTTGGCCGACGATCCCCGTAGGCATCAGGATGCCTCCACAAGAGCGGTGCCGGTGATCGCGTAGGTGCTCCGCCAGATCGTGTAGGGCGTTGATGCCTGCCCGGTGAACGTGATGCTACGCGTGGAGGTGCTCCAGGCGGAGGATACGATGCCGTTCACTTTGAGCGTCGGCGTTCCGAACGAATTTGGGAGCACCACGTAGAGGTAGGCCGAGCTGGCCGTCACCGTCCGCAAGAGAGCAGACGAGGCGGCGAGATCGACATGCAGAGCGAGGATCTCGGCGTCGGTGGCGGCGGCCGAGCTGCTGGCGCCGACTGCCCGAGCAAGGAGCGTGGCCGGGATCGTGCCGGAGTTTGCATTCATCGTGGTATGCACCCGTACCATCGTGCGGAACGCGTCCGCATATCTGAAAAGCGGCACGCCTCGCGGCGTGGAAACCTCGTATGTGGTGACGATCCCGCCGGTGGATTCGAGGATCAGATCGCCGCGTTGCGGCACGCCAAACGGCAGATCCTCAGTCCGGAGCAGGTAATCGCGGCTCTCAAACGATTCGATCACGCCTGATTGCGAGCCGGCCTCAAACAGACTCTTGCCGATGGTAGCGATCACGCTCGCGGAATTGTTCCCCCGGCGGTACGTCACGGCGTAGCCGGCCGACGCGTTGAGCGTGTCGGCGAGCCAGCTGGTTCCGCTGCGGAGAAGATCCACGGCCACCTCCGGAAAAGAAGTCCGCCGGCGGCGGCAGATGCACGCCGCCGGCGGATGATGCGAACCAGAATCAGCGGCCGACGTTGAGGAGCACCTTCACGGTGCTATCCGCAGCGGCCCGATCGTAGGCCAACTTGCCGGCGTAGGTGCCGGTGGTGTCATTGGCGACGCCCGAGGCCGTCGAGTAGTACACCACCGAGCCCTGGGCGCCGGTGGCACCCGTGGCACACGGCAGAGCGAATACGCCCTCCACCGCCACGCCACCGATCTTGCCGGAGGAGATCGGCCTCACGGCCACGCTCACCATCGAGCCGAGAACCACCACTTGACCTGCGCCGACGTCGGCCGGAGCCACGTAGTCGAGCAGATCACCATTCTGAAAATAACCTGGGCCAGTCGAAGCCATTTAGGCACCTCATTGTGAAATGTGAATTGAAAGCTCGTCATGCCGGGAGGGCGGCTGGTTGCTCGCCCTCCCGGCTGCGATTACGGAGCCGATCAGGACGTCGCGACGCGGAGCACGGCCAAGGGCTCGCCCTTGGTAACGCCGAAATCGAAGTAGCCGCGGAGCACGATTCCGAGCTTGTCGGAATCGGGGAGCACCTGTTCGATGATCGGCTGCTGCTGTCCGTTGAGGAAAGCAATGTCGATCGCCGGCAGATCCGCACCGTCCGCAGCCAGCCACCACGTGGACGCAGAACCGAGCGAGTTGCCGCTCGAATCCTTTACCGTCTCGAGGTAGTTGCTCTTCACAACTTCGTATTCGCCCATGAGCACGTTGCTCGCGGGATCGAAGCTCTTGCTGCTGGTGCTGCCCAGGCTGGAGGCGAGCAACAGATTGCTCGTCATCAGCTGCTTGCTCGTCAGGTACAGCGTCGGAGGCACGAGGAGCAGGCGAGCCGGGATCGACAAGGGGTTGCCGTCCGGATCGTTCAACTTGTTGTACGCCACGGTAGCGGACGACAGGCTCGTGTAAGACAGAGCATTGCCAGCAGCCGGCGTGATCGTCTGGTAATAGCTGCTGTTGTTGGTCAGGAACTCAGCCCAGATCGCTTCGTTCATGGCCAACGCCGCACCGCGGCCCATTCGCTGAGGAATCAGCGAGAGAGCCGACAGATCATCGTTGTACATGTCTTGTCGCGTGATCTGCGTCGAGATGCCGTAGGTATCAGCCGCAAGCGTACGCTTGTAGTCCGAAACCTTGGCCACCTTCAGTTCACCGGCGTTGCCGAGCTTCTGGAACTTCAGATCGCCGTTGAGCCGCAGCAGGTTCATAACCTTGAAGTCGTTCACGCTGCGGATCGCCGACATCCTTTCCCAAGTCCGCTCAACGGCATTGAAGCCGTTCAAGAGGAACTTGTTCGCCAGATTCGACAGCATGTCAGCGAGCTGATGCGAAGCGAACGATGCCTGGATCACGGCTGGCAGATTGCCAGAGTTGAGCCGCTGGCTGCCGGTGTAGCCGTTGGCGTTGGCGGCCGCGAGGATGATGGTTTGCAGGCCCACCTCCCGCCGGATCTTGTCGGAGGCCTCCAACGTCTTTGCGTCGAAAGCGGCCTCCATTCGGGGCAGGCCGGCTTGCGAGCAGAGCGCGGCAAGAACGACTTCTGGATTGTCCACAGAGGCCTCCACGGTGTGAATGGCAGGGCCGGCCGGGCGAGCACTGCGTGCCGCCTCAACCTTCGCGATGGCCTCGAGCTTTTCGAGTGCTGCGTTCAGCTTCGTTTCGAGGCCGCTGATCTTCTCGGCAGTGCCATCGGTGGCAGCCGCCACGACAGCGGGAGTGGGTTCCGTGGCGACGCTCGCCGCGGCTTCGACCTTGTCGGCCGGCAAAGTGGCGTTGTCCGCCATAGAGGAATCCTCACTCGCTTCCGCAGCGATCGCGGCCGACGTTGCGGGGTCGGCACCCATCAGAACAATTGAAACTTCGCGCAGCTTGGAGCCGCGCACGACGGAGATCGGCCCGGCGAATTCGCGTCCGTTGACGCTCACCTTTTCGCCGGCCGAGATGTTTTCAATGCGGTTGATATCGGCGCCGATGGAGGCCTGGAACTTCATCCCGCGCTTCGCGAGCATGAGCACCTGATCGCTCGTCTGGCTTGCTCCAAACAGATCGCCAGAAAGCACCAGTTGCCGGCCGTCGTTGATCGTCGTAGACGACTGCCCAAGCACGCTGTCGAGGCTGGCGTCATGGCCGTAGAGGATCGGGAGCACGCCCGATCCGGTATCCATTCCGGCGAGATCCACCACCAGCGGATTGCGGCTCCAGAACTGCTTGATTGCGGCGCCGGTGTAGCCCACAAGTGAGAACGTCGGCGTTACCGGCTGGCCGGCCGCGTCCATTGCAGCTGCCACGCTAAATTCCGCCTGGATGGCCAGATGGTTTTTCTTCGCGGCGGCCACGGTGGCCATCTGTTGTGCGGTGCTTACCTTCATTGCTCGCCTCCTTCTTCTTCGCCGGCGCTCGGCCCGGTGTAGTTGGTGCTCGGCTCCAGATCAACAAGCAGACCGAGCGCTCGCATCTGTGCCACCTCTTTGGCCCGCTGCTGGAGCTCTACCTGCCAATCCTTGCCTTGCTTGGAATATTCGTGAGCGAGGGTGGTGGTGTGCGTTCTCAAACGCGTCTCGGCCGCGTTGGCCTCCTTGCCCGGATCCACGTGTTCGCGTCCGTCCCACGTCCACGCCCAGTTCCACTCCGCGATTGGAGGCAGGCCGCGTGGGATAAGCCCGAGAGGCACCGCCTCATCAAGCCAGGCGACAAGGATGCGATCAAGCGCCACGTGTTGCAGCTCGTCACGCTCGGTGCGGATCGTCTGCTGATACAATTGGTGATCCATCCGCCCGGAGGCGTAGTTGTATCCGCTGGAATCGAGCGCCGTCATGTTGTACGGCAGGCCGATTGAGCGGCCGAGCTCGTTCAACATTTCCTTTTTGAACATCGCGTATGTGTTCGTCGGCTGCTCGGCCTTGAGCTGCTCAATGTTCCAGCCGTCGGGGAGGGTGGTAATCATCCGCTTCTGGATCTCCATCGAAGCGAAGGCCTCAACTTCATCCACCTCAGCGGCCGGAGAATTTGTTTTGAGGAACGCCGCAAAGTCAGCGGCCGTCTCGGCCGCGGCCACCACAGCTGAGGTGTAACGCCGCATGTCCCCAAAGAGGCGCAGAGCCGGTGCAATCTCGCTCATGCCGCGGTGCATTGCCGGGCGGATTTGCTTGAACCAATGAATGATGTACTTGGCGTCGATCCGATCAAATTCAAAGTTGCTGATGCGGAAATTTGAGCCGGGATGGTATTTCAGCCGCTTGTAATTCGTAACATTCCCGTACTCGTCGAATTCGAGCCCGTCCACGATTGAGCCTTCCGGCGTCGTGTTTGGAATCAACAGGCCGATCGGCGTGGCGATCATCTCCGCCTCGATCAGGCGAATATCAAGCTGCACACCGTCGAGCCGCGGATTCGTTACAAATTGAGCGAAGGCCTCGCCGTCGATGAGCTTCGACTGCCGCATTGTGCGCAGCTTGCAAGGCAGATAGATCGCGTTGCACCAGCGGCCGAAAGCCTTTTCGATTGCGTTGTCGGCGGCAGAGTCGCCGGTGTCGATCTGCACCCGCGGCCCGGTGCCAATAAGATCGTTCGCGAGCGTGTCGGCGATGCCGGCGAGGTAGCTGTTATTGAGCCGCTCGTAGCGGGCTCGGTTGCGGACGGTGCGGCGCCGGACGGCGGTGAGCTCGCCGTCCATTGAGAACCAATCGGCGTTGGCCCAATGCTTATAGTCATCGCCCTGCTCGGCAATGTCGATCCGCGCCCGCACCGACTTCCCCGGAGGGGAAATTGGCTGAGGCTTCGGCGCCGCCTTGAAGAAGTCGAGCAGGCCCATTCAGATCGTTCCCGGAGGGATCAACTGGTTGAACCGGAGGCCGCGATTCCCGCCACGCTTGGCCGCGGCTTTCGCGGCGAGGTACTTGTCCGCTGCGATCTGCTGCTCAAGATCGTGAGCCTCAGCCTCGCCCGCGTCGGTGCGGACGCGCTTCGGCCCCTGAGCCGAGGAATCGATAGCGTTGGTGCGATCGTCTGATGCCATGCACCGACGTTACCGCTCACCAACCTGAGAGAGAGAGGGGGTGTGGTGTTATCGTGCCATCGGCTTGATGACAATTTTCCCGCGGGCACCCTTGGGAAGCTCTACCTTGCGCCGCTTGCGGCCACCGGCCTCCGTCGATGACGGCTGCACACCTTGGATCGATGCGGCCACAGCGGAGCCGACAAGACAATCAAGCCAGTGATTATCACGGCCGGCCATTTTCCACTCGTCCACCACGCGGCCGCGTGCCTCTGTTCGCACCGGGTATTCGCTGGTGAGGTGCTCGAAGAGGAGATCGTGATCGCCGGCGTGAATCGACATGGCCTCCGGATCGCCGAGAGCCAGGCGGAGCCGGGCGGCCACGAACGTCTTCCAGAAATTTGTATCGTAGAGCACCGATCGCTGGCCTTCGCTCACCTGCCCGAGCTTCCAATTGAGCCCGATCTTGTCGCCGCGGCCTTTTGTTTTTTCCGTAAGAGCCTGCGAAGAGGCACCGATGCCGCGGCCGTGGCTCGGCAGAATGTTCGCTGCGAAGTGCGATCGCCTCGCGAACGTCCGCACCACCTGCGTACTCTGGCCCCAGTTGGCATCAATGAGCAGCTGCGAGACGCGGAGCGCGACGCCGTCCTCCCGTTTCCACTCGCGGCCCATGATATCGGCGGCCACCTTCTCAAGGCCCGCGGCCAAAGCTCCCTCAAAGCCGGCGCCTTTGGCCTTCATCGCGAGCGTTGTCTTGGCATGTTTTGCTTCAAAGAAACTGCTCACCTGATCCGGGTAGCAGCCGTAGGCCACGATGTGGCCGCCGAAGGCATCGTTCCATGATGAGACGCTCCAAAACAGGAGCTTCTCCTGCACGTCCACGAAGCAGGTGAGCGTGTTGTGCCCGAGGGGAACGATCCCGCGTTTCGTCGGCACCACCCGCGAGGCGAGCCCTCGCTTGTCGAGCCGATCGGACGCGATATCGTCCACCATCGGCTCGTTCTGGTATTCAGCGTTGAATGAGCTCTCGCCGCGATCGATGCGGAGATTCCACGCGTGCTGAAGCGCCGAGATCTCATCCTCGTTGTGCCGCTGCGGCCACGCCACGCGGGAGCCCTTATCCATCTCGCCCTGGCGAACGCGATAGAACTCGTCCGCCGCGGCGGTGCCTTGGCCCGTCCGCTGGCCTTCGCGGCGCAGCTCGGCGTACTGGCTCCAGAGAGCATCCTCCGTCGGCCACTCGTAGATCAGCTTCGTCCGCTCGCCTTGCCACGCGGGATGCCGAGCACGATCGAGGAGCCGATCGGCGAGATCGTCGGTGCGGATCACGGTGATGGTGCAGAGGCCCGCAATTTTTTTCCCCGGCCCCGCGAGGCCGAGGATGGCTCCGGAGAGGATCTTCTCGCGGGTGGCCACCTGCGATGGGCTGGCGGCCGATTCGTCAGTCTGCGGATCGTCAATGAGCACCAGCGATGGGCGGATGCTCGTGCCGTCCGGCCGCGTGTGCTTGAGGCCGCGAATGCGGCCGGTGATGCCGGCTACGCGGACGGCGGCGCCGGCGGATTGAGCACCGGGGATCCACGGGAGGGTAACGGTGTCGGCAGTCCATTCGATGTGAGTCGGATTGCCCTGATATGTCTGGCCTTTGGCTCGCTGGGAAATCCGCTCCAAAGCCCGCACCGGGGCGCAGACTTCGGGGAAGTCCTCGAGGAGCAGATCGTTATTTTCGATGGTGCCTTTCACGGAGTCGAGCATCTGGCCGGCGATGCCTTGATCGGCTCCCACCAGCAACAGGAATTGCTGGTGGCCATAGGACAGGCACCAGACACACGCGGCCTCAGCCATTGTAGTTTTGCCTGAGCCTCTTGGCATCGCGAATGCGATGAGCTCGCCGTGGAGCACGGCGCCCTCGATCTTCGCGATTGCTCGGAGGTGATCTTCGCTCCACGCTAGGGGGAACGATTCCGGCAAATACGTTTCGCAGTAGAGGCGGAAGTTCTCGCGGCACTCATCGCGGCGAGCCGGATTCACGACGGCGGGTAGATCGCCGATCTCGCGTGCGGATTTGGACGCCGAACGCCCGCGGGCGTTCTCCGCTTCCTTGTGCCGCTGATACCCCGGATCGCCCTTCTTCACAAGCCGCCCCTCAACCAATTCAGTGTGTAAAAGTAGT